TAGATTTATTTAATCTTGAAAATAGAGCTAAAACTGACACTGGATATATAAAGGTATTTAGACAAGCAGATGAAGCAAACCCTAATTGGAGATTCAGTCAAGCACCAGGTCAGCAACAAACAGCAGCTGGACAAACAATTCCTGGTCAAACAGCAGATATAGTTCCAGCTCCACCAAAACCAGTTAATGTTTTAGGTGAAGATACAAATTACAAAACATATAAACCAGAAACCAAAACTGTCAACTGGCAACCGTTACAAGATTTTGAAGAGTTGAATAGACTTAACTTTATAGAAAATTCTGCAAGAGTGCTTGGTGCTACAATAGCAGGAACTCCTGGTTTCAATAAAATATCTGGATTATTCAATCCAGCTTTGAAAGCTATAAATGATGGAAGGCAATTGGCAATAACATATGCTTCCCAGATAAATCAAATAAACTTAAGGATTACACAAGCTTTTATACCTGTACAAAAATTAGGTGCTTCTACAGATATATTCCAATCTCCAAAAGGTTTTGATCCGCAAGGAAGATTTATAGAAGGTCCTTTTAGAGGGCAAACCTTAAATGATATAGTAGAAAATTTACCTAAACTAAAAAACACTTTGAATGAAACTCAAATTGAGTATATACAAAAATTAAATGCTTTAGATAAATCTGCTACTGAAAGAGCTAGAGCACTCGGTAAAGATATTAGACTTGTTTCTGAAGAAGATAATGTTTATGCGACTAGAAAAACAATTGGTAGAATTGTTGATGGTGAATTAGTAGATGTAAAAAATGTAGATGTAGCAGATAATGGAGAACTTCTTTTAGACATTTCAGAAAAAGGAGTTATAAAAACTCAACCTTATATCACTACTGAAGTTGGTGCTGCTAAACAAAGAGGTTATAAAACAACACAAGAGGCTTTAGATGATGGTTATGTTATTTTACCTTATGAAGATGCAGTAAGAGCAAAGATGGAGCAAGTCTACAGATTAGAAGCTGCTTACAATTTACAACAAGCACTAAACAGCCGTCTCCGTAAATTAGATCCTGACGGTAAACTAGAATTAAAAGGCGAGCTTGGTTCTGCTGAAGATCAAGCAGTGCTTTTAAAACTTAATGTAGAGCGAGCTACTTCAGAGCAATTAGCATTTTTTAATGATTTGAGAGGAGGCATACTCGATTATCAAAAAACAGTTTCTCCATTTTTTACAGACAATGCACTAGCAAAAGGTTTAAATAATGTAAACTATGTAGGTAGAACAGTAAACCTTTCTTTTGATGGTAGTTTGATGGGCATTCAGTTAGCATCAGGAATTAATAGAGACTTGCTTTTTAATGCTTCACTACGAAATCCTCTTAAAAACAAAGGGCTAATTCTAGGACCTAGAAAAGGGGAAAAACTTATATTGCCTGCTGCATTAAAAGGTTTTGCAGAAACTTTATGGCAAGGATTAAAAAATCCTCAAAATGCGTTAGATATGCAAGCACGATATTTTGCTAAAAATAAAGAGGTCATACTAGAAATGGACAGGCTAGAGTTATTTGCAACTAAGAATGTTGCTGAAATGTTAGAAGGATCTGCTATTTTAATTGGCACTAGGAATAAGTTCAAAAGCGTTGATAGTTCTCTTATAGGAATAATTAAAAATAATCTTCAAGAGAAGTTTAGAAGAGTTGCAATTCCTTTCCAAGAAGCATGGACAGCTTCTATGAATATTGCAAAAATTGAAATGTATAAAAATTTAAGACATAATTTTGTAGATGCTAATGGAATTGTTAATATTCCAAAAAAAATAGAAGTTGAAGATCATATAAATAATGTATCAGGAACAATTTCATCTGCAAGACTAGGAATATCGCCAAAACAAAGGTATGCTGAAAGTTTTATGGCACTAGCACCAAGATACACAAGAGCAACAATTGGATTACTTGTCGATGCTGTACAAGGAGGACTCCCTCTTTTTAGAGAACGAGGTATTAGAGGACCAGGTGGAAAACGTATTCCCTATCTAACTACAGCAACAAGGGGTTCAACAAGGGGAAGACTTGCACAAGAAGCTATAGCATCTAATATGATTGTTTTTGGATTTATAGGTTACGCTAATTTGTTAGCACAAACTTTAGACGAACATGGTGGCAAAAAAAATCTTATGGATATAATGGCAAAAAGAACTAAAGACTACTGGAATCCAATGAGTGGCAGGTTTTATATGACTGAGCTAGGGGGCAACTTAGTAGGGGCAGGTGGTAAAGTTATTCAGTTGTTGAAAATTAATAGTAAAATTTTAGATAAAGTTGTAAGGTCAATATGGGATGCAGGTGGATTAGGACCAGATGATGATATAGGTATTCAAGATCCAGAAGTAGCTAAAAGTATATTGACTGATATACGCAGATTCTTACGAGGTAACTCAAGTCATACTGTTCAATCAGGGTTGGAATTAATAACAGCTGAAGATTATATGGGTAAAGAACTTTACGGACTTGGTGGTCGTAAGTTTAACGAAATGGAAGATAAAAGATTTTGGAATACTGCTGAAGCAGTAACTGATTCTATACTTCCTATTTGGATTGGAACAATGGTATTTGATGGAGGAAGCTTGGGCACTAGGGTAGGCAGAGGGCTTGCTGACTTTTTTGGTTATAAAGCTTACGGTGAAACAAAAAGTTTCAGACAAGATAAGATTGCACAAAATTCTCCTTACGATGTTACTAGTTGGGCAGATTTAGACATACAACAAAAAGATGCTATAACTAAAAATTTATCAGCAGAAGATAGACAATTTTTGATAGAAGCTGAAGAAGAAGAAATAGCTAGAGGAAATCCTTATGCAATATACAGAAGATCTAAGCAAGAATTTGAAGATGACTTGCAACAATACACAGAAAGACAATTTGATTTTTTCAAAGAAACAATTGCTGAAAAAAATTACACAGTCAATGAAATTAAAAAAGCTTTTAATCGTTTTGAAAATAATGTTTCAATAGAAAAAGCATCAACTTATGATCGGATAAGAGATGAAAGAAAAGATCTTGGGATTGATGATTACAGTGGAGAAGAAAATCCAAAAGACTTTGATAGAATTTACAACGATTATTTAGGATTGTGGGATAAATATTCTAAAACAACATTAAACGACAAAGGGGAAACGGTAGTAATAGATGATACAGCAGATTATGATAGATTAAACCAAGCACAAGAATTATTTTTATCAAGATTGTCAGATACAAACAGAGCTAAATTACAGTTGTATCTAAATAGAAATGAAATAGATACACAAGCTCAACAAATATTAGATTTGAAACAACCGATTAGCACTGCTCCTTTGAGGTTTAGAAGTAGCAATCAACTTGCCAGAGATGTTATGAGAATACTAAATCTAAGATAATATCTCTTGCCAAAGTAGTGTGTCTTAGTTTATTATTTATATTAATTCTAAATAAATAGATTACGTTATCTAAACCAGGTGACGTGGTTTGGAGAAAAAATATTATGGTTACAGAGCAAAATGATCCAGGACAGGAATCTCAGGTGGAAGTTACTGACGTTCCTTTGAGTCTTGATGAAACGCAAGCACCAGCTAAAGAGGAAACTCCTACAGAGCAGGTTGCAGAAACTACTCAGGATTTAAATGAAACAGCTGACTCGTCTATCGAGGTTTCCCCTCAATCCGAGCCTCAAACCCAGTCTTCAGAAAATGTAGAAAAAAAACCTACAGCAGAAGAAGAGTTGAGAAAGTTTCAGTCTGCTACAGATAAACAAATAGCAGAAATGAAAGCTCAATTAAAACAGGAACAACAAGCAAGGGCGTTAGCAGAGCAACAAACTAATCAAAGAAATTTAGATTCAGAAGTTGCTACTTACACTCAACAGTTAACTCAACAATACATTAGTAAAGGTTTTGATGAGCAAACTGCTAGAGATACTGCTAATCAACAAGCATATGCTATGAAAGAAGCTTATTTAGCTAAAGTTCAAGCAGAAAATGTTGTATCTCGACAAAGGCAAATTGAACAAGAATTAAATTCTAGAACACAACTTGCTAAAGCGTATGAATTGGCATCACAACACCAAGTACCATACACTGAGTTACAAGATTTTACTGATCCTGTTGCTATGGAAAGACACGCTAAGGCATTGTCTAGGATTGCTAAACTAGAAAAATCTATTCAAGCAAATACACCTGGACAACAAATGACTGGTGCGTCTCCAGCTGCTGATGTTGCACCTACAAACTCTGAGGATGTTATCGATAGATACAATGCAGGAGATCCTGCAGTAACAACAGACATGGCAAGAACAGCTGCTAAAAAGTTGGGATTGTCTATATTTGGCTAATACAGCCTTGAGGTAAAATAAAATGGCAGGAAATACACAAACATCGACTTCTGGCAATTTACAGAATATGTCGAGAATAATGCTCGCTGCTGCTAGATACACAGAAGAGCATAACGCACCTATGGCAGGTTTGATTGAGAAATTTAACTTAGGCAAAGGTGAGTTCCAATTAACAATTCCAAAAGTAGGACAGATGGATGCTGAGGACTTAGTAGAAGGTGTTGATATGGTTGATAGTGAAGACATTGATGTCTCCACAGTTACAGCCACAACAGCTGAAGTAGGTCTAAAA